TTCTAGGTACTCATAACGATCATAATCTATCTCGTCATGGTACTCTCGGTACTGTGGTTTATCTTTATGCAAGTCATGTACCATACTCCCTCTATTCTTGATCCCCTTCATCTTATCTTGTCTCCGAAAGAATCCATGTCTATCCCTTCTCTTAATTGTGCATCATCTATTTGCTCTAGTAACCATCCAGTATCCTCATCTATGTATACTGGCTTGAGACCTACCTCATTGAGGTGCTCAAATAACTCATCCATATCCATCATATCTCACCCCCATGTTTATCTATTACTTTATTTAACAACTCATTAGGTACCCACCCATACACTGTACGAGTAGGTCTCTCTGAATCTTCTGCATAAGGCATGATCCAAGGTTCCTCTTCACTAGGAAATCCTATCTCTACATGGTGCTCATCGGCATACGCCATGCCGTGACTCACTACTGACATAGTGAAGCCATCTTTACATATTACTTGCATTCACTCTCCTTCTTAGGGTTCTCAAATGCGGTGTAGTCTACCTCGATAGAGTCCACACCTAGTTGCTTTAGTACATGCTCATTGATGTACTGTTGTTGCTCAAACATACTCATATCATCAAAGTCTGGGTCCATTTTCTATTCTCCATTTTGGTACTTGTTCACCTCTTACTTCTACCCAATATCGGACCCACTTGAGTCCATTTAAATACATTATGTTTTTACTCATTATCTCCACTTTCTAGGTAGTTCATGAGTGCTCTCTGGTAAATCAGAGAACCATCCGACTACATGTAATGGTAGTTTGGTATGTAACCATGCACTACCATAGACATACGGCTCATCACTATAAGGATTTTTAAATTCATAATCAGGATTAAGCCCTGCATTTTTCAATAGCATAGCCCTATTCTCATAGGTATTATCTGCCAAGTGTAGGGTAGGTACTTTCTGTTTCAAGTACGCTTCCTGCCTTGGTGACCCTGCTATCATACCATTCAAGTGATACCCTTTCCATATCTCTATGAGGGCACCCACTCTCAACTCATCCCATGGTTCAAAATACTCTTCAATGGACTCTACTAAGTGAGCCTGTATCTGACCAAACGGACCGATACAATCACCATCACTCTTAGGTCCGATCACACCAGATAGGCTTAGTTCCCAATCGTCTACATCAAGACCCTTGAGTGTAGCGTTTATGAAGACCTTGCCATCCCTACCCTGACCTAAGCAGAGTAATTTCTTGCGAGTCATACACTCTCCTTATTTAGTTATCTCTGACCCTAATGAAAGGCACACCATGTAAGCTAACATCTAAGGTTTGCAATCACCTCTAAGCATGCACCTACACATAATCACCTACCTGCTGAATAGGTAGCCACCCCACTGTCAAATGAAGATTAGCTAGCTTCATGGACATCAGCATCCACTGCCTGCACTTCCTCAGTGACTTAGGTGATACCCTTCACAAGGGTCAGAAATTAAATTGTCATAGAACTAATAATCTGAATTGGTGTATACGTGTACACCCTAGCACACTCTCCCAATACACTATGCAGAAAGTGTGCCGAGGTAAACACTGTGCTAGGTGAAGGGCACTCCCTACACTTTTTGATGCACTCAAACTACATCCATACCTAGCACACTATATTAAAGCATCAGTTTCATCTATAAACGATGCATAGTAGGATGAAACTGGATCTGGATCACTACTCCAAGTAATTGGACCCTTGAAACCATAGGTCTCAGGACACAATCTAATTGGTCCCCATATACCCTCGTTCATCCAACACTCCCACTTTTCGAGGTACCTAAGCACATTCTGAAACACCATGTAGTCTTGGACTACACCCTGCTCATCTACACTGTGCTTATTTTGATCGATAGCTAAGTGTAAGTTTTGTCTACGTTTAGGACACATAGTCACTCCTTATTTAACTTTATCAATTAGACCATCCTTCATGAACACTTGGGCAAAGAACTCTCTACCCATACCAGTAATGTGTGGTCGATTGGCTACTGTGAGCATACCCTGAGACCTATACTCTGGTCCGAACATGCTAGTCTCGGTGTAGTCCAATGGTTGACCTACGTTACTCTTGAGGGTCTTCTTGCTTGGATAGTTGACTACTAATGTCATATCTACTCCTTATCAGATTAAGTTTTCAAAGATCAAATCAAGGTACAATCTAGCACACTCCCAAGAGTGTACCAGAGTGTACCCACTAGCACACTTGTACTAGTGGATATTTAATGTCAATAGCTTTTCATATTGGGATCAATACCCACACCTATCGAAACATTCACACCTCTAAGCCGATCATTCTTTGATCTTGCTTCTTTACGACTCAAGATCTGACCATTACCATACACAAGGGTCATGTTTCGTCTAGTGTTGGCACCATTGACTAGTGCTCTAGTATTGCGACTCATGATTGCATCAGACTTGCATTTTACAAATGCCCCTGATGTCTTGATCGGACCCGTCTTGCTTAAGACTTGCCCATGATCACCATGAGCAGAAACCATTCTTTTACCATTGATAATAATGGATTCCATAAGAACTCCTTTTTTGATTTGAATTTCAAAGATCTAAACTTAAAAGAACATGTTGCAGAACCTATGCCAAACTCTCAAGCATGTTTTCTGCCGACCTACCAAACAATGATGCAGATGCCATGCCAAAGGAAAAAGATCAATGATTTCAATGACTTATGGATATGAAAGAATATATATCAAATCAAAGGTGAGGAAAAAATTGCCTAGTTGATAGGCAGAAATTGCCGAGGTAGGCAAAAGTTGCCGATGGATCAAAAGTAGGCAAAAGTTGCCCATAGGCAGAAATGACTAGGCAAATTCTGCCTAGCGAAAAACGATAGATGAGATAGAAGACAAGGAACGGAAGATCTTAGATTCAAGTGATGAATCTCAAAGAATACCAGTGATTCCAATGCATCAGATATTGAATCTTGTGAATACCTAAGGAAATCAATGGTTTACACTGGTACGTGTCCTGAAATGTGGACCTATGGCCCCCATGTTCAATAAATTGTACAAATGTTCACTAAATCGAACGAAGGGGGAATTTTAATTTTTAATGTATAGCGTAACCCCCTCGTATTTTTGTACCAATTTTACATCCATGTCAAGTGTTTCTCTTGGTACCCATTGCCAACCACATGTTTCATGAACCTCTCTAGCTCTTGATCCATGAGTTCCCCTTTGCGATCCCTCATCCTCTGGTCTGCATCGGAGGCCATTTGTTCCACCCAGTAGGCAATAGCCATACCCAAGGCATCCAAGCGGTCATCATGACTCAACGCACCTCGATCCCTCGTGATCCGAGAGAACTGATGGAACAACATATACTTAGCTTGTGTTTCAGCAGAATAGTTCTTGACAGTCTTGTAGTCATGTTCTATAATACCTTTATTTACTACTAGTCTATGTTGGTTACACACGGGTTCCAACGTGTCTATTATACGTCTTTCCTTTTGTATATTACTTCTTACTTCTTCTATAGACACATTATAGACTTTATATAAGACAGGCTTGAGTAACTCTTGGAACATCCCGTCACCAAAGTTACTCTCGATTAACACTGCGTTTACCTTGTTCCTCTTAGCAACCACTGAGAGAAACTCTAGGTTTTCCTTTCGGTACCCTCCTTGTATCCCTCCACACTCTAGGACATAGAGGTAACCATTGAGCATCTTGACTACTGCGTATCCTGTTTCATCTTTACCTCTCCCACTAGGATCAATACTCAAGATAGATCCTGAGTAGGAGATCCAATCACCTAACAACTTTTGAGGTTTGTAGTAAGCATCACCAGGAAGTCCTACATTTGGTACATCAGTGAGTTTATCTTGTGGATCATTCGACCATATTGGTTTCTCTGGTGCTTTGTCTCCATCCAATGACATCACAATGAGGTCCGAGAGTTTCAATGGGTACCGATCTGCATCGCTCAATGACGTATCGAGCATATATTGCATATTGAACCCTGAACGACCATAGGACAACTCTCGTTCCAAGAGGTCTTCATCATCGAACCTTAAGGGGTCTGTTGGATCTCCTTCGACCTTAGGGTCTCTCTCTAGTTTATCTAAGATGAAGGGAGCAAGTCTATCTTCATACTTCTCCCTCAACTTATTGTTCGGGTATCTCCCAGGCCAGATACGGACTTGGTACCCTCGGTTAGGGAGTTGTTCGTACAAGGACATCTCGGTTTGAGGAGTCCCTAAGTAGATGATCATACCATCAGGCTTGAGGATAGCATCAAACTCCTTAACTGCCTCAGAGAGTTTGTCTCTCATCATCTGGGTCATAGAGTTATTAGGAACTTCTACATCGTCTGCTACGATCAAGTCTGCTCTCGATCCAGCTAACTGCCCAGTGATACCTACGGACTTCACCGAGGGACTATGGGATGCTTTAGCAGGACCAACATCAAATGAAATCTTAGATTGCCTCTGGTTATCCTTAGGAACCAAGTGCTGAAGGATAGGCATCTCGTGAATCAATCTCTGAGTAAAGGTAGAGAAGTCATCAGCCCTAATCTTAGAAGCAGAGACTACCAATACCTTTATCTCAGGATCATGGAGTAACCTATAGCACACATAGGCACTCGTAACGTAGGACTTCCCGACTCCTCTAAATGCCTCAATGACTCCCCTCTTTGGAGCATTCTGTAAGAAGTCAGCAATATCGTACTGCACTGGAGTTGGGTTAGGAAGGTTGAGGTGTTTCCAGCACAGGTATAAGAAATTGCGGAAGTCCTTTAGTTCTTTCATTTCTTCTTCTTCTTTTTCTTTCTTTGATATTTTAGTGCAGCAATTGCTACTTCAGAAGGTGTTTTCATAAATTTTACTTTACCTGATTCCAATGCTTTAATTATTGGACCCGCTAAGTCTCCACCAGGACTAGTATCTAGATTTTTTCCTGCACCATATCTTAAGCCAGTTTTAGATGGTGGTTCTGACCACGCTTCTTCTTTGTGATATTGTCTACCTTTAAATTGAGCTTGAAATTGTTTTTTACTTAAAGGTTTTAATTTTTTCTTCTTTTTTTTCTTTATCTTTAATTTCTCAGTCACATCCCTCCTCGGATCTCCCTAAGTTTATCTTCTTTATCCTTTTCAGTTTTACAACTACATGGATTATCACCACACACATCACACTCTTCATTAGCAAATCTATCGTGCATCATTCCTTCTACTCGTATTGCTGATTCTCGTATACCAATTGATCGTTGATAAGATATTCGTTGCTCTCTCTGCTTTAGAGATTCTGGTTTCATTTTCTCCGTAGTGAGTTTACGTATTGAGATTTCTTCCTCGGTGACCACGAATGATACCCTTGAGGTAACGTAGGTGCCCCTGCTTGATCAGGTACCGCTAGTTCACTTGCTACCGCTACTGCACCTCCTGCTCCTTTAGCTGCTCCCTTTGCGGTAATCTTGAGTGCCTTGAGAATCTTCTGCTTGAGGGAGAGTTTAGATTTCTTCTTTCTCTTCTTCTTCAACTCCTTGGCTTGTTTCCGTCCTACCGCAAAGTCTCCTCCTGCTTTCGAGAGTCCTACTGATGTTTTCTTAGGTGGTCTCCCTACTTGACTTCCGTATGTTCCTGGTCCTTGTGGCATATCAGTTTCCTGCTCCCATTCGCATTGCTTGTTCCATTAGGTCATCCTCATGGGAGATCACTTGGATCTTAAAAGTTTTCTTCGGTTCTTCTTGCATAAGACCTTTCTTCATTCTTTTTGAGAGTTCTGTGGCTCCTTGTCTAGTATCAGATCCTGCTACAGTCTTACCATTGACCTTGACTAAGAACTTCTTAGGTTTTTTGTCCATTTCTCTCAATGCTGCACTTGCTCCCTTAGTAAGATAGTCTGATACAGCGTCCATTACCTTTTTACCGCCCTTGTAAGCGATCTTTAACTTGGCACTCATAGGTTTGTATAGGTTGTATTAAAAAAGTGTGAATACGTGGATTGTATGAATTTGTGTATATATAATCAAACAACTCTAGTTTCTTTGATGTCTTCCTCAGTAGGGAAGGGCATCGAGTCTAGGAGTTGTGATAACGCATTGTCATTTGTGGGTACCGCTGTGATCTCATTGTCCTTGAGGAATTTAGCTGCCACAGCGAGGTCAGGTGCTTTAGCTTCACCACTCTTGATTCTCTGGAGTAGCTCTTGTGCTAAGGCATCATGTAGGTCACTTAGGTTACTCATGTATTCCTTCTGTATACTGGGTCTTTCCATCTACCCTACTTGCAGTAAGTACTCGACCACGATTTTCTCCTGAATTGTTGTAACTGCAATGTATCCATCCACTCGTGGGATCTCCACTTTCATAATATTCCAAAATGAGTTGATCAAACTTAAGATTACTTTCAATCCACTTTGCTAGTTTTAGGTTATCTATTGAGGGACATTCTAGGTCTGCTGCCATTCCGAGGACATGCTGTGAGTTATCCCCACTTCCAATCTTTCTATTTAACTCTAAGACTCTTAATCCAGAGTTAATATTGACTCGCCCGTGTACCTCACGGATCGGCTGGAGTATTGCCGTGGTTAATGCTGTGAGGCACACGAGTTGATCTAAAGTAGGAGAGTTGTCAATGCCGTGACGAATAGCAGTTTGTGACCTAGTAAGT